CTAGCCAAAGCGTTCGTCGCAGCCCTCATCCCGCCCGTCCTGCGCTGGATAAACCCGAACGACCAGGCATTTGGACGTGGCTCGGAAGCGTAAATACACAGGCACCAGCGACGGAGCAGCCCCAAGCAAACGGGCTGGTACCGAGGAGTTCGTCAGACAGGTAGCCAAACTTACGGGCGGTGCGCTGTGGAACAACGGCACATGGGTCGTACGAAACAAACGTGGCAAAGAGTCGCTGTCCGTTCACGCCACCGGCAGGGCAATGGACTTGTCGTACCGCAAGATGGGTACCAAAGGTAAGCCAAACGGTAGGGAACACGCCAAAGAACTGATCCGCTTGCTCGTTGCAAACAACGAGGAGCTGGGTATCGAGATGATCCTTGACTACTTCCCCGTTCCACATGGGCGTGGCTGGCGTTGTGACAGGCAAGCGTGGACCAAGTACACACGTCACACAATCACGGGTGCCCCAGGTGGGGACTGGCTGCATATAGAACTTTCACCGAAAGTGGCGGACTCACCACAGGCAGTGAAGGCTGCGTTTGCTAAGTTAGCCAAGACGTGAAATCATGGACACAGGACTTGCCACAGTATTAGCCGCCGCCATTACCGGCGGTCTGGCGTTGATTGGCCATCTTGTGAACAAAGCTCGCAAAGAAAACAAGCACGACCACGCCTACGTCCAGGGCCTCCTCACCATGCTGTACAAGTCCCAGAACCGTATCGAATCCAAAGTGGACCGAGTTGACGAACGGGTATCGGACCACCTAGAGTTCCACGCATCGGAGGGGATGCTTGACAATGGGCGAACAATTCACCAAGATGGAGTTGAAGGAACTAGCAAAGTTTCTTAGGAAGGTATATCCAGGGGTCGGAGATCAAGACGAGCTTTGGAATCTGATAGCCAAAATCGAACAACTCATAAAGGGGAAAACGAATGCACGACCCACTACTCGGCGCGGAGGTACTAACCAAAGCACATGAACTAATCACCGGTGACCGACAACAGGCATACAGTCACCCGTTCGAAGACTATTCGCGAACGGTCTCCATCTTCAACGCGATGAAAGGTGAAGATGTGATGACCACCGAAGATGGCATCCTGTTCATGCTGTGCGTGAAACTGTCACGTCTCGTCCACGAGATAGACAACGGCATGGACCATCCCGATAACACGATTGACGCAGCCGGATACTTGGGCTGTTTGGCGATGGCCCGCCGATACATCCGTAACACCGAATGCGAGTTGTCTCGCATGTTCAAAACGGGGGAAACATGGGTTTGATGGACGAAGTGAAAGCCGAATCCAATCCTCCACGCCGAAACAAGCTGGACGAGATAACAGAGAAACTCAACGACGAGGACTACCAAGAGTTCTTGGAAGCGATGCTCGATGTGCGTATCAGCCAGAAGGCGTTGATCCGTGCCCTGCAACGACGCAACATCCGTATCGGTACAGGAACCATGTCAGAACTAAGGCAACAACTCATCAGACAACACGGAGGCGACAATGACGCTGCGTAACGAAATCAACGACGAACAAGACACCCTTGTCCGAGCCGAAGTAATCAAGATGCGAAGGGAACGCGACCTCGCCACCTCCGAACTGTCACGAGTCAAAGAACAGTTGGATGCAGCGAACCGTGCCCTCTCCGTCGTCTCCGCAGCCGAAGCAGCCGAACTGGAACCACCGAAATGGTTGTCCCCAACGAAACCCAAAACATCGGCAGCCACCCTCATGGTCATGCTCTCAGACACCCACTTCGATGAGGTGGTCATCCCCGAAGAAGTCGAGGGACTGAACGCATACAACCGTGAAATCGCCACGAAACGGCTACACAAATGGGGAACGAACGTCGTGAAAGTATCCAGGCATTACCTGTCCGGTGTCACCTACGACGGGTGCGTACTCATGTTGGGTGGCGACATCTTCTCAGGAGACATCCACGAGGAGCTGGCTCAAACGAACGAGGACACGATGCTCGGCTCCCTGCTCTACTGGTCCGAACAGATAGCAGCCTCCATTGACTTGTTGGCTGACGAGTTCGGCAAAGTCCACGTCGCCTCCGTCGTCGGCAACCACGGGCGCATGTCCCGCAAACCGCGAGCCAAACTCCGAGTCAAAACCAACTTCGATTGGCTACTCGCCAAGATGGTGGAGAAACATTTTGCCAAAGACAAACGGGTAACGTTCGACATCCCCGAAGGTACCGACGTTCTCATCAAGGTGTATGACTGGGGGCATCTGTTGACGCACGGCGACCAGACCTCCGGTGGTGGTGGTATCGGTGGTATCTATCCGCCGATTATGCGTCTGCGTGCCCGCAAAGCGCAACGGTATCTCACCACGAACGAGAACTTCTCGACGCTGTGGCTGGGCCATTGGCACCAATACATGCCATCCCAGCAGCTTGTTATCAACGGGTCGTTGAAAGGGTACGACGAGTATGCGTTCATCAACAACTTCTCGTTCGAGCCACCTCAGCAGGCGTTGGCTGTGGTGACACCGACGAATGGGATCACGTTCCATGCACCCGTGTTCTGTCAAGATCGCAAACGAGAAAGCTGGTAGTTATGTGCCGCTGTCGGTTTCAACGGTGGATAGTCACTTGCGAAGGCGAAGACGAGGACGCCGATGACTGACCACACGAAAGTGATTGTCACTTGGCTTGACGCTCATGCGGCCAGCGACGGATGGCTGGCAGCAAACGACATGGATAAAGAACCCTGCCGTGTCACCACCCTGGGGTATCTAATCCCCGACGGGAAAGAGGGTCACGTGACTGTGGCCCAAACAGTTTCCCCCGACGGGGAGTGCTACCACCTGTTCTGTATTCCGGCGGGAATGGTCGAATCTGTAGTCATCGTGTAAAGACTTGACTCTGTTACACCCCACCTGTAGGGTGACAGCCACAACCTAAGAGGAGGATATGTGCTTACCCAAATAAACAAACCCGAACACGGCTCACAAGCTTGGCTTGATGTCCGTTGGAAGAACGACAACGGCGAAGCCCGCATCGCAGCATCAGCAGCGGCAGCGGTTCACGGCCAACACCCGTTCATCTCATCCACCGATCTCGCAGTCGAACTGCTATCCGATACGGCACCGGAACCGAAAGAGGCGAACAGTGCGATGCTTCGCGGCACCACATTGGAGGCTCCGATTAGGGACTGGGCAGCCAAACTGTTAGGACATCCGCTAACAGAACCAGACATCCTCTACTGCTACGACGAACCAGGCGTACGCCTCATCGCCACCATCGACTCGATGAGCGCAGACGGACGCGTGTTCGAGCAGAAGACGACCAACAAAATCTGGCGCAACGAACTCCCCGCATACTGGTATTGGCAAGGCGTTCAGCAAGCCATCTGCACAGGCGTCCCAGAGATCACGTGGGTCGTATTTGACTCCACCCTTGACCTGCATTTCTATGTTCAGGCTGTTTCCAGCGATGAGAAGCAGGCACACATTGAGGCGTGCCGCAAGTTCTTGGCCTGCATTGACATGGGCATGATGCCTGATGATGCGGTGTTGGAATACCGGCATGTCCAAGAGATGCATGCCAACGCCCAACCAAGCAAAGAGATTGAGTTGCCGATGTCCGCATTGGACACATTGGAGAACTACCTCGCAATCAAAACGCAACGGGAACAACTGGAAGCCACCGAGGACCTGTTGAAAGCAGAACTGTGCAACGTGTTAGGTGACGCCGAGTACGGCCTCATCCAAGACGAACTCGTATGCTCCTGGAAAACGTCAACCCGTGAATCGTTTGACTCCAAAGCATTCAAGGCTGCACACCCAGCGTTGTTCGACAAGTTCAGGAAGACGACGACGGTTCGCACGTTCCGTGTCGCAAAGGATCGCAAATGACCCGCGACGAAGCTGTAGCACATTTGAAAGACCCAACAATCTTGACGATGACAGTTGAAGAAGTTGCTTTAGTTCTCGGCATCTCAAGGCTTCATCTTTACAACACGGTCAGAGAACAAAAGGACGTGGCTGGTGTCTCGTTTTTCCGTGTTGGAAAAAAGTATTTATTTCCCGCCAACGATGTGAGGAAACTGGTCGGCATCTCTGTGGGGTTGCCACAATGACCACGAAGGAAGCACGTAACCGCTGGTACCACAACGGTGGGAAACATTCCCAAATGCTGTCCAACAAACGGATGCTGCTACGCAACCGGCTCGCTTGGGCATACATCAAAGAGAACCTGCCACAAATCGCAAACGAAATAACAGAAGAAACCAACAAGCAACTAGGAGGAAAGTAATGAGATTCAACTTGGACAACTACGAGACAGTGGAGCAGAGGCTCGCAAAGTTCTGGGAGGAGTTCCCGAACGGCCAAATCTTCACCAGCGTCCACCACTACGACGAGAACCGTGTCGTGTTCAAAGCAGAGGTGTATCGAGACATCACCGATCCACGCCCTGTTGCCACTGGTCACGCCGAAGAAGTGCGTGACGCCAGCCCAGTGAACCGCACATCTCACGTAGAAAATTCAGAAACTTCGGCCATCGGGCGGGCGTTGGCTAACTGGAAGTTCCAATCGAAGACGGCTCCACGCCCTAGCCGTGAGGAGATGGAGAAGGTTGCTCGCGCCGAACAGCCGAAGCAACCGGAGAAGTTGACGGCTGATTTCGTCACCAAGTTCCGTGAAGCCTGCGCCAAGAAAGGTGTGGACCCGCAAGAGGTGGCGAAGCAAGCTGGCGTTGATCTCAACGAGTTGAAAGATTCGGATGCCCCAAAGTTGCGGGACGCATTCAAAACGTTGACCCCCACCACACCAGCAGAGAAGCCAGCCCCGACGACACCAGTAGAGAAATCGGATGCCGCCAAAACGCAGGTGTCAGAGTTCTTGGAGCAGGTCTACGAGGCGTTCCCGAAAGCAAACGCCGACACACCACAAATCAAGAACCCTGATGACCCTGCATCGAAGGCGCAGTTGGGGATGATTCGTGCAGCGTTGTCCGGTAAAGGGTTGGCGTCGTACACCGACAAGTTGGAGAAGTGCCAGGAGATTCTGCACAAGCCTGACTTGAAGAAGATTGAACACATCACCAAAGGTGACGCCAACAAAATCATCACCGCTATCGAGGCAATGAAGTGACCGATGAGCGCAAAGGATATTGTCAGGGCAGCCGAGAGAAATGCTCCGTGGGTGGATGTCCGCTGTTTGGCACTTTGGGTAGAGCCGACCGACAAGGACGCCGACGTATCCGAGGATGTGGCGATCCGTCTGCTCGTGGTCGCCGCAATAGAACGAAAGGCGATTCGAAAGCTCGTCGCGCCCGTAAGAAACTGGGGTTGGGTGGTCATCTTACCCGTCACGAAGAAAATTGGGGCGGCTACTTTCGTACCGAGATCAAAGCAGGCGTACAAGTTGGTCCGATTGCTACCCGTTTCAAGTTGGCGAAAGCACAGTCTGATGCCGCGAAAGCGTTGGGCGACATACGGCCTTTCATAATGGTGGCGATGCCGGACGGGACGACGGATGGGATAGTGTTGATGTCGTTGTCCGAGTTCGCTGAGATTGCGACCCTGCTTACCACCCCCTAACGAAAGGTGATGCTCATGGAATGGATACCCAGGCTCCTTGCCATAACCTCAACCACCCTCGCCCTCCTCGCATTCAGAGGAGCTGAGCCAACCA